CTCCGCTGCCACCGCCTCAGGCACCGCCAGGGCCCGTGCGACAGCCATCCGTTAGGCCGCCTGCTCGTACTCTTCGAAGGTGTACAGCGCGTCTTCCTCAGGCCGGAAGACCACGGGACCGGTCAGCGTCACCTGGATCGGTTCTTCGCTAAACCAGTCGACATCACCGTCGACGGTCAAATCGGCCTGGGGAATGCGCAGCAAGCCATTCGCGCCGCTGATGCGATCCTGCACGTCGCCCAGAATGTAGAACTTTTCGTTCGGGGTGGCGCCACCATTGATGGCTGTGTTGATGTAGCTGTCATAGGTATAGCTGATCAGCAGCGTATCACCGGAGGCGATCGCGCCACCCTCCACCGGCATCAGCAGACCCTGACGGTTGTCGATGGTGTAGTCCGTGCCCGCCACGAGGGTGGCCACTCCCTTCTTCACCACCGGCGCGGGGCTTGCCATCACGAAGCGGTGCGCGAGCTTCAGCGGCACGTCCTTACTGTGGACGACGTAGCTATCATCGACGACGGAGTCACCGGCCACCGCCCCGGAGGTCCCGTTGCCATATAGCATGCGCGCGAGGATCAACGGCGGCACTTCCAGTAGGGTTGCACTCAGGCTGGTGATGCCAGGGTTGGAGTCTGCGTGGATGATCTGGCGGAAGCGATCATCGCGCCGCTTGCTGAGCACATTGGTACTGTCACCCGCTTCGTATGAGAACACGAGCGTGTTCTGTTCGATCGGCTGGCAGCCAAACTTGTCGGCGGGCTCCGGGATCACGGGAATGCGGGTGGCGCCGCTACCGTACTGCCAGAAGCGCAGGTCACCTGCGTACTTGCGAACTCGAGGGTTTGCCATGAGAAGTCTCCAGTTACTGGGCGGGCGCGAAGCGTTCGGTCAGGCCCGCCCGCGCGGTGACCTGAGCCAAGGTGAAAAGAATTGCGCCCTCGTCCGCGTCCTGCGCGAAACGGGAGCCTGTGATTTCCAGGCTGCGCATGCACTTGAGTTCGTCGCGCGTGAGCGGCTGCGACATGGCCTGCATGATGTCCGCACGCGCACGATGGGCCACCAGCTCGGGTGACTCCGCCTCGAATCGAATGGCGAACTCCAGCGTTACGTCCATGTCGCTGTTCGTGATGCGTGCGTTGGATGTGTCCGGATCTGTGTCCACGTCTCCGGCAACGATCAGCGTCACCGACTCCTGGGTCTGGAGGCTGAGCCTGGCGCGATCGGTCAGGATCTCGCCCACGCCGAGATCGGTGCGGTAGCCGTTGGCCACCGAGATCTGTGTGAGCCGCTGCTTGATCAGCTGCAGCGCTTCCCACGTGATGGGCTCAGCCACGACTCACCAGCCACCGGCTCAGCGAGCCGTCGTTGCTGATCTCGTAGACGTTGGTCAGCGTGTCGCCATCGACGACCAGCACGCCGCCATTGGCGGGGACGGTGGGGGCCAGGCTGGCCAGGACGTAGGTCACCTCGATCCGAGGCGCGCGCATCTGGCCCAGGTCGCCGACTTCCTGCACGGTCCGGTCGACGTAGACATCGCAGGGAACGGCGATGCCGCCCTTCGGCGTGTACTGCCCATGGTCCGCCATGCCGGCGTCGGCAAAGGCGGCGTGCATCGACACGTCCAATTCGGCGAGGAAGGCTTTCTGGCTCACGGCAGCGAGCCTCCGGCAATGCCGCAGGCCGCGCGCGTGGCGATCAGTTCGGTGATGTACCAGCGGCGGGCGGCGTCGGCGTCGGCGCCGACTTGAACAAGATCTCCCGCACCCGCTGCTCGTAGTTCCCCGGCGCCAGCATCTCCGCCGGAATCGGCCGCAGCTGCGGCGTCACCGGGGCAGGACACAGGACCGGCTTGCCACCAGTCGCGCAGCTGCAGAGCGCCACGGCGCAGGTCATGGATAACGCGGTCTTTCGCAGCCAGTGCATCGGCCTTCTCCTGGTCATAGCGGGTGTCGTTGGCCGAGGCCGTCGCGGCAAACTGGCGCTCGCGTTCCCGCACCGCCAGCGCCACCTGCGCCGTCGCTTCCGCGAGGCCGCGCAGCACCTCGGCGTGCGCCTGGCGCGTGCCGGCATGCGCCGCACGCTCGGCCTGCAGCCGGTATGACTGCACGCCGGCCGCGGTGCTGGCCAGCAGCACAAGGGCCAGCAGCGCGTACAGGATGGGTGCGGTGAGGAAGCGGGTCATGGGGTTCGCTCAGGCGGCCGGCTTGTCGTCGCCCGCAGGCAGATCCGGGAAGCGGAACGACGGGAAGCCCTGCCCCTTCATGCGCCACAGAAAGAAGAACGCGCCGATCACCTGCAGTGCCTTGCCCGCGGAGGGCTCGTTGAGCAGAGAGCCGAACTGGCCCTGGAAGGAGTCCCAGAAGCCGGCGACCCACGAAAGGCCGTTGACGATGAATTCGCCGAACAGCATGAACACCGCCGCCCACCAGTTGACGTAGGAACGCCAGGCCACCGTCAGGGAGACGGCGCCATAGCGGGTGAACTTGGCGAAGAAGAAGACGGCCAGCGCGACAAGGGCGAGCAGCGCGAGGGTGAAGAAGAGATTCATGGTCAGTTGTCCTGGGCAGCGAAACGGAGGTTGTAGGCGATGCGCCGCATCCAGCCAGCGCCATGGACGGGCCAGTTCTTCAGGCGCGTCATGAACTCGATGCGGTCCGCGTTGAAGCGGAACACCAGGTCGTTGGGATCAGCCGCCTTGATGGCCGCCAGCGAGACCGCACCGATCATTCCGTCGTCGGCTACGAATGCAGCGCGCTGGAGCCAGCGCGAGGCCTGGGCGATGCCGCTGTTGACGGCGCCGTCGAGCAGCTGGAACGCGACAACGGCCGGCAGGCGATCGCAGCGGGCCCGATCCCAGAAGTCGCGGCGGTAGATCTTGATGGCCGCGTCGCGCGTCAGGTTCTTGATGTCGAGCGCGGGATACGTGTTGGCCGCGATGCCGAACTTCGTGCCCTTCAGCAGGCCCACGCCGACCTTGCCGCCGGTCCAGTTGCCGGGGTCGCGGCGGTCATCGGTGAAGCCGCCCTCATGCGAGAGCAGGCGATCGATGAAGACGGGAAAGCGGTCGATGGTCATGGGGTCTTCGTCGCCTGTTCGACCGAATTGAGCCGACGCTCCAGCTCGGTGATGCGCCAGATGACGCCGTTGTCCAGCTTCGCGTTGAGGACCTTTACGTCCCCGGTGACTTGCTGCAGCTTCTCGGTCTGGTCGACCTGCTGCTTCTTGATGTCGCCAAGCTGCGAGCTGATGTAGAACGCACCGAACGCGATGGCGAACGGCGCGAGGAACACGAAGATCCTCACGGCCACCTTTGCCACCTTGTTGTCCATGGCATCTTCGAGATGCATGTTCTTGTCGCTCATCGCCCCTGTCCGACGTTGTGTGAAAGGCCCCGCCGTCGCGCACGCCACCCGGGCATCTGTGCGCGACGGCGGTCCAGGCTTAGGCTTGCAGGCTGCCGGCGCCGGGCAGCAGCTTCACCTTGACGGTCGTCGCGCTGGATCCGGCCGTCTCCACCGCGATCGCGCCGCCGACGAGATCGCCGGTGGACGCGCCGCTGGCAATGAAGGAGCCGGTGGCGACATCCCAGATCGGCTTCGACCAGGCGTTGATCGCGGCGCCGGTAGCCTTGGGCATTTCCCAGACACCCTCGACGCCCGCCTCACCGGCGCTACCGTTTGCAACAGTGGTGAGGGACACGCCCAGGAGCGTCCCGAGCAGCACACCGCTGCCGGACGGGGTGTCGGCGGCGGCGGTGAACGTCAGGTGCTCGCCGGGCTTGATGTAGTTCTTGGCCATGTTCGTATCCTCGATTCGTGGTTCGGACGCGGCCTGCGCCCGAACCTTGGTGAGAGCCCGTTACTGGCCCGCGTTGCGGATGGCGCCCTTGAAGCCGACGGCGCCGACGCCGTAGCGGTGGACGACTTTCCAGGCCACACCGTCGGTGCGGAAGTTGATCTCCTGTTCGAGCGTCGGGGTCTGCACGCCATTGAGGAAAGCGACCTCGATGACCGGCTCCAGATTGGGATCGGCCAGCATCATCCAGGCCGCTCCACTCAGACGCGGGCTGTCGATGACGTCGGAGAACAGGCCACGCACGATGTTCGGCTTGCGCTGCTGCTTGCTCGACTCGTCGTTGTATTCCTGCGCGTTGAGCTCGCGGGCGGTGCTGCCCAGCGCCAGCGGCCCCAGGAACAGCGACGGCACGATGTCCAGGAAATCATTCCCGCCGACATCCTTCTGCTGCGCCATCTGCTGGCGGCCTGCGTCGATGAGGGCGATCGTCGGCGCGCCGCCCGTGCCAGCGATGTTGCCGTGGTCGGCATGGAACAGGGTCTTGCCGTCGCTCATCAGCGGGCCGAGGCCGGAGTTCAGCGCGAACAGGGCATAGACGTCCTTCTCGATCGTCCGCGCGGCCGCCTGGCCAAGCGCGGTGGTCGGACGCGAGAAGGCGCCGAGGTCGTCGTTGACGAGGACTTCCGGCGTGATCTGCAGGATGCGACCCTTGCGGGCGCCCTGGATGGTCTCCTTGGCGGCGTCCGACATCACGCCGTTCTCGTACTCACCCTCTTCGTTCACCGGCTTGAGGTCGGAGAAGGAACCCATGTGGTAGCGGTTGTGCGGCCGGTAGTCGCTCAGCGTGCCGGTGACGCAGAATCGCGACCAGGTGAACTGCTGCAGCCGGTAGGCGTTCAGCAGCATGCGGTGCAGCACGTTTTCCAGGATGATCGGGAAATCGCCCGTGCTTTGCGCCAGCGCCTGGCGGGAGATCTGGTCGCGATCCATGTTGCGGGTGTTGACGCCAGACGCGATCAGGGACTGCTCGGCCACGATGTACAGCGGCTGGTGGGCGGCCGGATTGTCCTGGCGAGCCGCCTGGGCGGCTGCACCTTCCAGGATGCCGGCGCGCGCCAGGATGCCGTCGGCGATGCGCTGGCGACGGATATCGTTCTCGTCGGCGGTCACCCGGCCGTCGCCACCGTTCGCGCGGGTGGGCGCGGCGGCGAGCGGCGTGGCGCCGTTCGGCAACCGCTGGAGCAGGCGCGCCTGAGCCTGCTCGACCGTCATACGCGGATCGGCCAGGCACGTGGATTCCAGCTCGCGCACGCCAGGCACATCATGGAACGCAGCGAATACGCCGCGGATGCTCTCGTTGCGCGCGGCGAGCTGGGCGATCGGATCGTCGGTTGCGACGACGGGAGCCGGAGCCGGGACCGGCGCAGGAGCCACGGCAACCGCGGGGGCCGGGGTGGGGTTGTTGCCCTGCGAGGACGGCTGGTTGCCGGCCTGCGCGAGGATCAGGTTGCACTGGTGCTTCATGGTCGAGTCCTCGATGTGGGCGAACACCGCCCTCTGGTGAGCTCCGCTGAGCGCGGCGAAGGCAGACGCGGTGACTGTCGTCTGGATGTGCTGGCGCAGCGATGCCTTGACATCGGTGCGCTCGGAAGTGGAGATGGCCTGGACGTAGGACAGCAGGGCTGCGGCAGCTGCCTCGTCGCTGGGGGCAGGCGAAACGTTGGCCTCGATGATCTCGTCGGCGAGTCCCGCGGCGACCATCTGCTCCGCCGTGTACCAGTGATCACGACGGTCCCTCAGCTGGGCCTCGATATCCGCAGGCGTGGTCGCCCGGGCGGTGTAGCCGCTCAGCATCGAGGTGGTGATGGTGTCCAGCATGGCGGCGGCATCGCGCAGGTCGTCCGCATAGCCCCAGCGGCCGCTCTGCGGACCGTGCAGCATCATGGTGGCGTTGCGATGAACCTTGCGGGTCGCGCCCACCTGCGCGATCAGGCTGGCAATCGACGCGGCTACACCATCGATCGTCACGTTGACGGTGGCCGGATGGGCGGCGAGCGCGTTGAAGATGGCCAGGCCATCGCTGACCACTCCGCCGTCGGAGTTGATGCGCACATTGATCGTGGAGGCGGTGACCGTCGCGAGCTGCTCGACGATGCTGGCCGCGGTAATCCCGTCGGCCCAGAAGTAGTCGCCGATCGGGCCGTAGATCAACAGGTCCACTTGCGTGGTGCTAACCGTGTTGAGCGCGAGCACCGAACGGCCTCGTGCGTCGGGTGCGATCTGATCGAGGCCGACGTTGTCGAGCGCGTAGATCGCGCCCAGGATGCAGCTGGCCAGGGCCGCTGTCTTCATGGTGCTTCTCCCTCTTCGAGGTCTTCGTTTCCGGTGGGGCTCGCACTCGCCGTGGGCGGAGTCGGGTGAGCAGGCGACGCGGCGGAAGCGCCGCCACCTTGAAGCGCGCCGCTTGCAGCGGTATGCCGCGGATCGGTATCCAGGACGATGCCGAGCTCGTCGGACCAGCGCATTTCGAGGGCGCGCTGTTCCAACACGTCATACATCCGCTGCCCTCGTTCGCCCTGCACGCTGGAGAGGGTGCGAAAACCGGCGCGGACCTGACCTTTGAGGCCTTCGACCTCATGGACCGGATTGATCCAGGGCATGGGCGGCGGCAGGTAGTCCGCGCCGATGGCGCTGGCAACGGTGACCCCTCGGGGCAACACCAGCTCCCCCGAAACCACCGCCATGGCGATCAGGCGTTCGTACACCGGACGCACCATCTGGGCCACGAATTCGTAGGCAAGAACGCCGTAAGCGCCGTACTGCTCGACCAGCTCCTGGCGTTGGGCGCTGTAGGTGCCGTTGTAGTTCTTGGCCAGCGAGGAGAACGAGATGCGCATCGGCGCAGCGATCGCGCGAAGCTGCCCGTTGCGGTACGGCTCGAGGTTCGGGTTCGGCCGCTTGCTGTCGATCGACTGGACCGATTCGCCAGGCCGGAGGTCGTCGAATACCATGCCCGGCTGGAAGCGCATCTTGCGCTTGCCGGCCGTCGCGAACCCCTCGGCGTCGTAAAGCGTCGGATCACCCTTGATGATGACCGCCGCCATGCTGGCCGCGATCTTCGCGGCGATGCGCTCGGACTCCTCGTAGTCCTTCAGGTCCTCGATGCGCGTGAACGTCGACGCGAGGATGGAGACGCCGCGCACCTGGCCGATGCGATCGATCGTGCGGACGTGGCGAATGAGGTCCGCCGACACCCGCTTCGTTTCCGGACGCACCACGGCGGCGTCGCCCGGGTGTTGCTTGTACACGTGGAACGCGACCGCCCTGCCCCATGCATTGCGCTCCACGCCCTGGAGGATCCGCCGGGCGCTATCGTCCAGGTCCAGCGGCACCAGATCCGGCTCCATCAGTTCCAAGGAGAACGGAATGGCGGAGCCGTGCTCCAGGAACGGGACGAACCCCCGCACCTCCTGCGCGAACGCTTCTCCGTCACGCAACCACGTGCGGGCCAGGAGGCGCTGCACGCTTGGCCAGTCGTGCATCCACGTGACTTCAGGCCGCTTTGCCCACGCCTGGTAGAGCGGCATGATCTGGTCGACGACGGACTCGACCACGTTGCCTTCGGCGTCACGCGGCGTAGGCACGATGTTGATGCCGCTCGGCCCGATGATGTTCTGCACCAGGGTGGACAGGCCGCCGCTGATGATGTCGTGGTTGCGATCCAGGTGACGCGCCTGATTGCGCAGCGCCGTTCCTGTCAGCGAGACAATCGCGTTGCCGCTGCCCGCCTCACGCGCGTGGCCGCGAAGGTGCGTCGCTTCGGCCGCCTCATAGGCCTGCCGATAGGCGACAGCGCGGATCCGGTGCTGCGCCCGCGATGCAGCCCAACCGGGCGCCCATTGCAGGAGCGCGCGATCGAAGGCCGCCGCCATGCGCGACAGCTGAGGCCTGCGCCTCGCTACGGGCGTGCTCAACGGCGGCACCCGCTGAAATCCGCGATGGCCACACCGGCGGTTCCACCAGCGGAGGTGACCTGCTCCGCGTTCGCGCGGCGCATCCACTTGTCGAGCTCGGTGCTGATCCAGTTCGCGTCAGCCCGTGTCAGCTGTCGCTCACCCAGGCGCACTGCTTGGCCCGACACCACCTTGCGGTAGGCGTCCTGCAACAGGGCAACTTGTTCGGTGGCGAAGCTCATGGGCGGCTAGGTTGCCGACCCGAGTGCGCACAATCTCGGGGAAACGTACGCACCCCGCGTGGCGGTCAAGCCTCGCTGTCGAGTAGCCGGTATACCGTCTGGCGGCTGATGCGGTACTTGCGGCACAGCGCCCGCATGGACATGGTCTTGAAGTCGGCGCGGATCTCATCCACCGGGTATGTCACCGCAGACGGGATATAGAGATCCTGGGATGGATACTCCTCGACCAGGTATGCCACGACCGCGTCGACGATGGCCCTGATCTGATCGGCATCCGTCCGCAGGCGGATCGCCGCGCCGATGGCCAGCTCGTCCGACAACTGGTCGATCCTGGCTTTCGCGCGGACGGTGTTCCGGCTCACAGGCGACTGCTCCAGCGGCCAGAGCCGAAGGCATCTTCATCCTGCGGTGTTTCACGGGAATCCCTAGCCGTCGGTCCACGGTCGGGCGTGCGAGGTGTTTCACGGGAATCCACGGCGTGCTTCCCGATGCTGGCCAGCAGCTGCGCTGCACGCGCATCCCACTGGGCGCGCGTCCACTGGGGAAGGCGCAATTCCGGATGCAGCGTGGCGGCGTAGGCATAGACCCACGTGTCGAGGGGCTCATTGCGGGGGCTCCCCCGCTTGGCCACGTAGCGGTTCTTGCGCGGGTCGAAGGTCTCGCTGGTCAGGCCGCCGAAGTACTCCAGCGAGAGCTGGTCGGAGAAGCGCATGCGGCGGTCGTCCAGCTCGCGGTCCTCGTCGGCGCCGAGCCAGCCGTACAGCATGTTCTTGATGGTGACGGTCCCCACCTGATAGACCATCACGCCGCGCTTGTCGTACACACCGCGCCAGTTGATGTCCTGCAGCTTGCCCTTGCCGATGGCGGGCGCGTTGCTCGACTTGGCTCCGAAGATGGCCATGTGGCGGCGCCCACCGCGGCGGTCGCGCACGTAGGCCTTCACCGCCTCGGTGCGATGGCCGAGCATGTCCTGCGCGCTGGCGTCGACGCGCAGCGCCGCGCCATCCTCGCGATCGATGGGCTCGTTGAGCAGCTCGGTCAGCGCGACCCACACCTCGTCGTTGGCGGGGTCGCCCGGCAACTCCACGTAGTCGATCGTCCAGCAGCGCAGACCCCCCTTCGGTGCCCTGCCCCAGCCGATGCGGTGGACGGCCAGGCGGTTGTCCTGCGTGTCGACGCCGACGGTGACCACCATGACCCAGTGCGGGACCGGTCGCAGCGCACGCGCCTCCGCACGCTCGGCGACCAGGTTCTGCTTGACCGCGCGCATGGCCGGGTCTTCCCAGGCCTCGGCCAAACGGTCGTTGACGAAGGTCTTCAGCTTGGCCGGATCGCTCTGGGCTTCGAGCCACATGTGCACCAGGTCCAGCCAACGCGGACCCAGGCCGAGCGGGTAGTACAGGCAGTTGGCACGGTAGCCGCGGATCTTGCGTTCCGGGTGCGTCGGGACCCAGCCGATACCCAGCTCACCGGCCTGCTGCCGCGCATGCGCCTGCGCGATCATCGCGGTCTTCTGGTACTCCTCGATCACCACGCCGCACTCGCGGCACGCGTACCAGCAGCGCGAGGCCTCGGGCGTCCACTGCAAGCCACTCCATTCCAGCGGCTGCTTGGCATCGCAGTCCGGGCATGCCACGTGGAACAGGCGCTGGTCCGACTTCTCCCAGAGCGCAGTGAGGCGGCAGGTGCCGATGGTGTCCGGCGTGCCGACCTTCAGCCGCTTGTACGTGCTGGGGAACGCCGAGTTGCGGCCGTCCAGCATGGCGTCGGGATCGTCGCCGGTCTTGAGCGCGGTGGCGAAGCTGGAGAACTCGTCGACCAGCATGCGCTTGACGCTGGTGGACTTGAGGCGAGTGGGATTGCCCGCGTGCTCGATGTAGAGCTGGCCACCCTCGAAATCCTTGAAGGCGCGCCGGTTGCTGGATTCGCGACTGGCCAGGCTGGTGAGCACGCGCTGCACGGCCGGGCAGCTGTCGATCAGCGGATTGAGCTTCTGGTCGATCCACTTGTTCATCGACACTTCGCCCGGCAGCACGACCATGGTCGGGCCCGGGTCTTCGCACATGGCGTAGGCCAGGACGTTGGTCTCGATTTCCGACTTGCCGAACTGGATGGGCAGCAGCGCCACCGCCTCGTGCACCGGGCTGCGTGCGGACTGGCAGTCCATGATTTCGATCTGGAGCGGGTTCCGGTCGTTGCGCCACTGCCCCGCCATCTGGCTGCCCTTGCCGGACAGGATGCGGTTCTTCTCGGCCCACTCGCTGACGCGCATGGGGATGCGCGGCGCGATGGCTCGAGAGGCCGCAGACGCGACGACTTGCGTGGCGCTGGGGTGCCCCGCGATCGCTCCGTGCGTACTCACCATGCCTTCCGGGTTAGCATCCCTCTGATGGGCGACCTGGATGGCGCTCGCTTTCGGGGGAGGTGATTGTGGGAATAGCAGCTAAGGATATCTTCGGTAGCCGCCTTATCTTGGGTACAACTCTGTTCGCTCTTGGCTTCGGAGCCTGCGCTCTGGGCTTCGGAGTACCGGCAATTCAGCAGGCCCTGGGCACCGACACAGCAGCCAACTGGGTATCGGCAACAGCGACCCTGCTCGCTACCGTCATAGCGTTGGTGCTTGGTCTTCTGCCAATCCTGGACGCGAAAGCCGTGCGGAGAACCAAGTCGCAGGCCCTCTGCTACATCACGTATGCAACCGTCGACACTGAGGCGGGTTTCGTCCGCGCCGCCCAAGTTCTGTTTGAACGCAATCAGGATGACTTTCATTACAACGCTGCTATGGGATTTGCGCTTCGTGCAAACCGCACCATGTTCGATGGCCTCGTCGCCGCATTTGATGCACTGCCTGAAAGCGTCGCTGCGGCGGTCTCTCATGCAATAGCAGAAGTCGAACGATTTCGGCAGAACACTGCACCCAAAGGTCAACCGCTGCTGGCTCCTGACGACTTTGTGAGGTTGCCCCCGCTCCATGAAGTGATGAAGCCTATGGTCGAGGCGCTTCTCGCGGTTCGAAACGCGCTCTTCCTGCACGCGGCTGGTAAGTTGCCCCCGTCGCTCGACGAGGCGGCCGGTAGCGTTGCGACCAAGATCCACGATGGGCTTATGGAAGAGATCGCCGCAGCTCAAGCCGCGTAGCCATCGCGCAACACTCATGCGCAAAGCCCCCCGAGCCGCCGGGCGGCTTCTCTCAGTTGGTGCTCAATGGCATCGACGAGTATCGCCTTCACTCTGTCCTCGTCAGGCTCAGCGGCAAGCTGGGCCGAGAGGATATAGGGCAGCCCCTCAAGATCCCCCCTGAGCGTGGTCATTGCGCTGGATATCGCCGAGCGCACCTCGTCGACGGGCAGGAGCTGACCCAGCTCGACCGCCTCGTCACGCAGCAGCTTGCGCGCCTTCGCCTCTTCGGCCTGCGCCTGGGCGAGCGCGCGGCGCTTGGCCAGGGGATCGTCCTGGGACGGTGCCAGCGGCGCCTCCGCCTCGTCCGGCTCACCCGGCGCCGAGGCTTCAAGCGCGACGGCAGCGCCGCGTGCAGCCGCATGGCGCGCCGCCACGCCGGCTTTGGCGGGGTCCGCCGTCTCGCTCAGCAGACGGCGGCTCTCGGCCAGCAGGAAGCGCTTACCGTCGCCTGAGCGCACCAGCCGCCCCTCGCCCTTGAGCTGGGTGATGTAGGAAGGCGCCACGCCCAGGATGTGAGCCAGCTGCTTTGCCGTGACCTCGTTGGCGCAGCTCATGCCTCCCTGCCCTCCTCTTCCCTTCCTTTCAGCGAACGCGGGAGGGTCATTGGCGCGCGCGCGCGACCATGTGTGCAGGGTGTGCAGGCATCCGTGCAGGGTGGCGGAAGACGGAAATGCAGCAGGGACGGCGCCTGTGCAGGGTGTGCAGGGTGTGCAGGGGGGTCTATACGCGTGAGCGCACCGCTGCGCGTGATGCGGAAGGCGCGGCCCTCGCGCACGCACGCGCCTATATAGGGCCTGCACACCCTGCACACCCTGCACAAGCGTTGTGCCGCAAGGCTTTCAGCCATCCCACTACCCTGCACGCATGCCTGCACACCCTGCACAGCCCTGGTCATGCGGCCCCCTTGTAGGCGTTCAGGTCGGCACGAACCTGCACCGCCTGCTCGCCGAACCAGATGGATTCGCTGCTGCCATCTTCTGGCGCCGTCAGGCCCAGCATCAGGAACGAGTGAGGACCGCGCTGTTCCTGGTTGACGTAGTACCGCTTGCGGTTGTTCTTCGGTGGTGCCACGCCCCGCTTGCGCACAAGGGCATTGACGAACTTCGACGAGGGCGCGGCGCGCGTGCCAGCACGGTGGCACCAGACCTTGTAGACCTCGTACCAGTCTTCGGTCAGGCCCGGCCGCGGCTTGATGCTGTGGATCTCCTGTCCGTACAACTCATCGAAGAACCGCAGAGGCGTATCCAGACCCAAGCTGATCAGCTCGTCGCGGGCCTCGGTGTGCGGCGGCAGCGTGCCAGGCCCGAAATCGCCCAAGTCCAGCGACAACAGGTGC